GTAGATCCAGGAATGAATCACGCAAGGACTCGTTGCTAGGCTGCACGCCTGAGTCAAGAAGGTTATTGATGCGAGCTATCTTATCCCACATACGTACACGCAGACCATTAAGTGCTCCACCTGGTGAGTGAGCAATATTCTTTGGGCCGTAGTCGTGATGCTTACGAATGAGTAGGTTACCTGCGGTATCCATAATGCGCCAGACATCTGTAACAAACTCTGGATCTACCTTGTCTCGATAGGTCGTATCAAGATAGTCTCGGTTGCCGTATCCACTTCTAGGATCTGGAAGCCCATATGCTGTATAGTCTGTAGAATCATCTGCCATTCTTCTTTACTCACCCTTCGATTCACCTACTAACAAAGCCCGCGTAGCGTCTGCTCCGTGTGCTAGGTAGTAGTCATTGATGTCCATACCTGGTGGTAGTGTAACAATAGTTGAGTTCAATATCTCATTGGCGACACGCTTGGCAAAGTCAGCGCCAGGGTTGGACCCATCTTCCTTAATATCATTATCGCCTACTACAAAGACAGTGTCATAGCCAGTAAATAGCTTGGGAAAGTGTGGCTTCCAAGACTGTACTCCTGGGACACCCACTGCTGGGATACCCAGCATCCCGCTAGTAACGACTGCATCTAGTTCACCCTCGCAGACAACTATGTAAGGGGACATCTTCAACACATCTGCAACATTGTAAAGGTGTGCCTTCTGCCCAGTAGGTGAGCCATACTTAGGCTTGCCATCATCTAGGCGTCTAAACTTAAAGCCTACGCAACTGCCACCGGCGGTGATGTAAGGGATAGAGATCCATCCTTCATACATCTCGTGACCATTCATCGCATCAGTTACTGTGCCTAGTTCAAAGCGAGCAGCTACTGTCTCAGATATCCCACGTTCGTCTAGCGCGACTAGAGTTTCCGGACTTACCTCTTGGGCGTATCGCTGCGCCGCTTCCAGTAGCAATTTCGACTGCGCGTTTGAGGCCATCCTTAAACTCCAAGTTCTCTATGATGCAGACAATACTCACTGCATTACCACCCTTACCGCAGGTATGGCAGAAATATAAATTGTTATACGTATTTATTACAGCAGACCTACGAGTATCACTATGCAGACAACACTTAACTGATACATCCTGTCCTTCTCGTACTTCCCCACCGAAGTAGGAGACGATAGGACCTATGGGGACTGAGTTTGCATCAGTGGAACGGGAACTCCCGCGACCTTTACCCAGCCTTGACCAATCTTGTGTTGACATTCACATCCTCCGCACTTCTCGTGCCAGTGTGTGGCACGCTTCAGATGGTTGAGTGAGTTCTCCTCACCTGCCTTAAGACAGTTCTCGCAGATCATATCTTCGTTGCCCTCTTCTTAGGAGCAGGCTTCTCAGCAACGTACTCTTCTACTGCTTCTTCAGCATCAGCTTCTGCGATTGCTTCTTCTAGCGCATCAGGAATAAGTATCTCTGATGTAGTGATTTGACCTTCCGGAACTGGCATCTTCTTCTCCTTTAACCATTGTGTTAGATCCTGGATTACCCAAGCCTTATCTATACCAGAGTTGCGACGCTTAACTACAACATAATGCAGTGGCACTTCCCCAATACCACGAGCCTTAGCGTAGTTATTGCTCATCTACCAGTACAACCTTGTTGATCTTATAGATCACATTGCCTTCTTCATCTTTGACTAACTCGACAACTCCAGACTGAAGCAGAGCACCAACGAAGTTGGTTAGATCTACCTTGATTGCATCAACGTCTGTACGTAGCGCTTCAATCTTAATATTATCTCGGTACTTATTTGATAAACTTTCTTCAGCCATTTGATTCCCTATCTATTGTTGGACTATGTAGTCGCCTTGATATCCATTTACTACATCATTTCTTAGCATAACACCCCAGGCATTTTTATCAGAGATCTGACAAGCAGCATAGTTTACGAACAGTGTTACGTAATCCTTACCATCTGCAGCGTGTGGCCCAAAGCGGTTCTTGACTGCAGCTACCTTCAACTCACCATTAGTTGGGTCATAACCCAGCGTTAGGATCAACGCCGGAAGCTGACTTACCTTGCCGTGAATGGAACGTCTAGCAGGTGGCATAGATGGTGATCCATACTCACTCTGCTCAGATACGTGGTGTAGCACAAGTACGCAGGCTTCAGTCTTACGTGCCATATCGTGCAACTCCATCATTATCGCACGTAAGCCAGCCCACTCATTGTCAGTCTCTGCTGCCACATTCATTAAGTTATCTATGACAATCAACTCTGGAGCGTGACCATAGAGTTCCACATATGCTCTGATCTCTAACTCAATATCATCTAGTGATGGTGATGAATCAAAGACCCATTTAATATGTTCTAGTTTGCCAAAGTGTTTGTCGTAGTAGTGCTTGTTGTTAGATAGGTTTGACTCTACTGATACCTGGGAGTGACCAGATGCAGCAGATGCTGCTCTCATCATCACAGTTGTAGTGTCTGTATCTGCTGAAAAGAAAAGAGTTGGCACGTTTGCCTTCATCGCATAGATAAGAGCAAACATAGACTTACCAGCGTTAGGAGCTGCAGCCACCATACAGACTTGTCCTCGCCGGAACTTGATCTGCTTGTATGCTAGCCCCTGCCACACGTCAGGAAGAGGTGTTGCTTTGGTAAGCACCCCACTCCAAGCGCGTGATAAGTCAAGCAATGCCTTCCCCCTTTAATGTTATACGTCGTTTACGTCTGATTAGCCTGCGTTCACCTTCAGCGACGCCTCCCCAAATGCCGTGACTTTCATTCTGTATTCCCCACTCAGCACACTCTGCTTGATGTGGACACCTTCTACAAATTGATTTAGCCATAACCATCTCGGTACTATTAGAACCTCCAGCTACCTTTTCAGGAAACCAGAAGTCGCCACCGACTGTCGCGCAAGCAGGATTCTCATAGAACCTTGGCTCGCGCACCGATCATCGGATCCAGATAGTTTCGCACTTGTCTGTCGCACCCTTTGGTGCAGCACACATATATCCATTCCAAGGTCCACGAGCTGAAGTGCCTGAACGTAGAGCCATCACACCGTGACGACAAGTTTGTGCTCCGTCTGTTGCAGGAGCAGCAACTGGTGTTGCGTTAAATGCCTGAGCGATTGATGCAACTGTTGGTGCAGAGGCAGCGACTGCTCCACCTGATAGTTCATTACCAGTAGCGCGAATATTGAGTGCGTTCATAGCAAGATCTGCTAGTCCCGCTTCTAGTTCTGACACTGATGCAGCGTACAGATTGATGAGTGTTCCGTCGGCTAACTTGTAGTTCACCTGGAACTTAGTTGTATCGGGTGCTGACATTTATTTTCCTCCACTTGGTTTGATGTTTAATCTTGCTGTCTCTAATCCAATACTTACTGGGACATAACCAATAAGTTCTTTTACCTTTTCTTTGTCAACTGTCTCACGACCTTTAACCTTTGTCCAACTGATTTCAATACCACTGGCTGTAACACCAACGGTTCCTTCGAAAGAACTTTTGATTGAATCTCTTTGCGTTTCTAGCTCTTTGATCTTTGCATCTAATTGTAGAAAGTGCAAGGCGTTCTTGTCAACTTGCTCGTCCTCAATAACTATTTCACTAAGGACGATATGTTCTTTTTTTAAGCCAACGCAACCCATCTCACCTGATGCGTCGTAGTACTGACAGTAATGCTTGCAGAAAGATTCGTCCTTTTCAGGCTCTGGAGCACTCTCCATCCTCTTGATCTCAGTTAACCACTCCATTGCTTCTAGTGCAACATCTTCATCGTAGGGTTCTGAGTGAACCTTTACATCCTTCTCAGCACCGTCACGAGCTATAGCAACTAGGTTGACAGTGTTGACTGTGTGACCATTCTGCGTTAATAGATAGCCATAGATCTGTACCTGCCAACGCTGTTGCTTTGATGGGAAGTAGGAAAGGTTCTTAACCTTGCTTGTCTTCCAGTCAATGACTGCGCCGGTGCTAGGTATAAATAAATCTACGTGTGCTTTCATATCACCGTGTGCTACTGCAGCTTCAACTAGGTAATCTTTACCATCTGGATCTATGTGTCCGATTGCCTCTTCGATTGCTGCGTGAATGGCAGTACCCATAATTGCTGCGAGCTTTGATTGGTTATCATTAGTCTCAGGTTGACTGTTCAATCGGTACCAGACTTTACGACGGCAACCACCAATCTCTGATGGACCTACCTGTGTCTGAGTACTGCGATCACGAGAGGCATCCTTAGCGTGGAGCACTGTTAATAGCAGTTCCTTGGGATCTGTAATCATTGCGGGTTCCTTACAATAAATGCAGCACCTGGATAGTTGGCTGCTTCTAACTGTTGTGCTATCTGTTCACGAAGTTCTATCTCCATAAAGACTGGCGCTGCTGATCTGCGACCAGATTGTATTGCTTCCTCTAACGCATACTTCAGTGTCTTATCCATTATCGCCTATCTCTGTACTGTAGAAAAGCATCTAAGGCATAAGCTCCGACGAAGCCAAAGAGTAATCCAAAGAAAAATTCAAGCATCTTCCTATCCCTTCTGTTGAGTAACTAATTGAATCGGAGGACAGGTATTCACGTCAAGTACCGACGCGATCTTTATTGCCTTCTCTGCTACTACCTTAGACATAAGCAAGGACTTGTAGGAGTTAGGCTTGAGTGAGTAGAGATAGCCAAGAGCAAATGCTCCACCACTACCTGCTGTAAAGAGTCCACGTTCGCTGGCGTTAAATGATAGATCTGATCCGATAGAAAACAACATCCCATCGAAGGCAACAAGGTAGGCAAAGTTAGCTTCCTTATCGGATGCGTCGTATCCATTATCCTTAAAGGCAGCGTAGATGCTAGGCAGTACCTTCTTGCCCATCCACTCCACCGGATCGTAGTTCTTATACGTTGGTGGTTTCCAATTAAACGCGAGGATATCTCCAGGTCGTGAGTCGCCCGTGATACCTAGCAGGTAGTCACCCACGCTTACGATCTTGGGTGTCTGAGTAGATATGATGCGCTGATCGTTATCGGTGATCTGCGAATCAGCAGCCATCACTACGAAGTCAGGTCCTTGGATACCTACCAGAGTTGTCATTGGCAGATCATATCACGGCGTGTCGCAAGACACACTTTTGGCAGATAGGCGTGTATAATATGAGCCGTAGGCGAATAACAGTAGGCGGCCCTAGACGGGCCGAGGAGTATGGAGGCCCGACAGTATGCTGCTCCGTCTACTCTCCCTGCAGAAATTCATAGGCAGAAACAGATCCTACAATGGCCTTCCTAAGCCCTTTGGAGCCGATCTCAGGGGTTTAGGCCCCGTCCACGCCTGTACCTGTGGCTGTACCGTATTCAACATTATGGCAGCCTTTGAGGATTATGACATAGCTTGGTGGCACCTCGACGGAACCTGTGCCAACTGCGGGAATCTGCTCACAATTCCCTGCCCTGTGGATAACCCTGATGGACCACAAACTAACGAATATTAATGAAGAAGCCAGGACTGGTCTATGCTCAGTCTGTGGTCCCACCAAGATTAAACTCAGAGATAAGAACCGACCCCTTCGTGGCAGGTATCGGTGCAAGGCAGTCTATAAACGTAACATCATCAAGAGCCAGTACCCATACGCAGTCCACAAGAAGGAATCCTGTGAGCACTGTGGCTTCATACCAGTCCACGTCAGCCAGCTTGACGTTGACCACATTGACGGGGATAGATGGAACAACGACCCGACTAATTTACAGACGCTCTGTTCTAACTGTCACCGCTTAAAGACACACTTGCATAACGACAACGACTCTGGTATTTTTTAACAGAAGCGGGGAAACCAAGTACCCGCGAGTGCTGGACAAAACCCTTACAGTCTTCGCGGCCTGTAGGGGTTTCGTTCTTTTCTGGCATAAAAAAAAGAAGCCCCCCACCCAGGATTTCTCCTGGACAGGGGGCCATTGCCTCGCGCTTATGGGCTAATTACTTAGCTCCACGTCCAAACTCTGTTGCCTTTGGGTCTAGTGCCTTGAGCAGTGGACCTGCGATAGCAGCGATACCTGCTGTTGCTAAAGCCTTTGGATCTGTAACTCCGGCAAGGTATAGCGCAATTACTGACGCTACTCCTGCGCGGAGGTATGTTGATGCGATAGCGATCAATTTCTCTTTGTTCATTTTATCTCCTTAGGATTTGAATACTGGCTTACCAAAACCAACGACAGCCACAGGTTGTGACTTACGTAGTTTGGAGCCATTCTTCTTTTTGTAAGCGCGTACCTTCAGGCATACTTGCCCTCCGTTACGCTGGTCACCCTTCTTATCTGGGGCTGTGTTGCCTTCGATACAGGTGACTGTGCCATCGCCGTTATCTTTAACGACAATGCCAACGTGTGAGATTCTGTCAACGCCATCTGATGGGAAATCAAAGAACACGATATCTCCTGGCAATGGAATTGCCTCTTCTGCCTTCTCCCATTGGTCCTTCTTGATGAAGGCAGTTGCTCCTGCTGGTGTGTATACACAGTTAGGGATCTTTAGACCTACCTGATTAGCACACCAGTTTACGAATGATCCACACCAAGGTTGGAAGTTAGCCTTAGTAAAGGCTCCATACTTTGTTTCATTATCTTTAGGACCTTCAATAGTTCCTACTTCTGCTCTAGCAGTTTCAATAAACTTTTTACGCTGGCTCATCATCTTCCTTCTTTGGTTCGTTGGTAAATCTTTGTCTAGCCATTGAAGGTGTCCTCCGGAAAAATATCTTTTGTACAAGCACCTGTTGCAATACACTGAGGCGGGTTACATTCTGGATTATCCCAGTTATCATATTCCTGACAAGGATATCTAACCCAGCCCTGATAGCTACAACCGCTAAGAGTTATTGCGAGTAAGAAGGATGCGATAAATCTCTTCAACTTGTCGCTCCAATCTGTTTACCGAATCTTTAACACTTGAACCACCGTTAGGTTTAAGTTCATTGAGGTAGTGTTT